ATTCGGTCATTGCGTATCTGGATATTGGAATTCTCATTAAGAAATAATATTTCTAAATCTTGAAGAAATCGTTGGATCTCCATTCTCATGAAATATAAAAAAATGAAAAAACAAAATGGAAATCAAAATCAAAATCAAAAGAAAACCAAAAAATCCCACAAAGAAAATATTGTTTTGTTTTATTCCCAATTCCCATATCCTAACCCTAACCGATGGGTAATTGCCATGTGAAATTCAAAAAGTTTTTTTTAATTTTCTGAATTTGAAATATGTTTTGTTTTCGTTTTTTTTGTAGCACAAACACAATCTAATGTCATGTCGAAGCGTCCTTATACATTCACATCCTCTACAATAACTCCCGTCCAAGTGGGTCCTCGCACCAAGATACAAAAAATGATTTCAACCATCATGGCCGAAGAAATTCGTCGTCTAAATCTGAAAATACAACGACTGGAAGCTGACAAAGAATCGTCGTCGTGTTTAGAAAGAGCCGTTGAAGCAATTTGTCGAGAGGCAAAAGAGACACTCGAGAAAGCGGCGGCGTTACCTCCAGGAGCTCCCGTGAACCATTCCAAAATATTAGAATACGGTCTCGTTCGCATCGGGTCAGCGTCTCAGGAAATCGTTCTTTGTTTGCACCGCAAAAAATTGTATTCTTCGTCTTCCACGCTTCCCTCTCCTCTAGTTAGCCCAAACTAAAATACTTGATTGGTTAGATATGTTTTTTCGTTATTAAACTGACTTAAACATCAAGCATGTCAATGCACTTGAAAATGGTTTTGCTGGATAAAGAAGGATATGCGTTCGGTTTGGATTGCGACAAATGACGAATACACTCTACAAAGGGTGCACCCAAGAACAATTCTTCGCTTTGGGTCAGAATATCACGCAAGAAAAAATTTGTGAGCGATTCGGCTGCCTCTTCCGCGTAAGGACGTCGACCATCCATTTGCAAAAACTCCACCAATTGACGCAGTAGCAGATGAGCGATCTCCAAATAATGCGACACCGAGATCAGTTTGTTGCCGTGTAAATGCTTATAAAAGAGAATCAAGCTGCGCCTTTTCTCATTTTGTTTGTTCATTTCGCAAAAGAGGTCGTAATTTTCTTCGGGATTCACGTACTGAATAGCCGCTGCGTCTGATGCAGAAGACAAAAACGTATCGATGCTCTTTGCTAGCACGCTGCGAAGAATCGCAAAATTGGATACCAATTCCGAATACAAATCTGCATATAGTTTTGAATAAAATTTGTTCGTAGAGGCCACTTCAAAAATGCAAAAGCCGATTTTGTCCACCAAGTCGTCGTCAATTTCCCGAGCGTCAAAAACAGGAATGAGAAGATCTTTGATACGATCGACAGTATCCATGTATGTGTCGTCGGAGACTTTATTCAAAAGGAGCTGGAGGGTTGAAATGATACTTTCCTTTACCTTTTCGAACTTGGGTTGGATGGGACTCGGTTTGTAGGAGCGAATGTTGGCCCAGCTGCTATTGGCCGCTTCTTGAACGGATGCTGCCATTGGAACTGCGCCACCTTTTCGAATGACCAGAGTGCTTGGATCATCCCCCCCGCTCTTCTTCGGGAATGTTTCGACCGAAAGTAACTTGGCTTCTTCTTCTTTTAAACGGGAAATCATTCGTGCCATCGCCGATGGACATTTGTCTCGACGAAGTCCCGTACTTGAGCTACATAATTTCTTTTGATCGTTCGAGGACAAGGTGGTAAGAAGCGAAGGCGAGCATTGGGAGGAAATCGCCGCCTTGATAGGATCCATCGGATCTATTACACTAGAGCCATTTTTCGCGAATCCACCCCCAACGCCGCCTCCTCCTCCTCCTCCTCCTCCTGCGCCCGCTCCACCAATACTACCTCCTCCACGACGAATCAATGGAATCGTCGTTCCCGATCCTGCGCCCTCTCCTGGGTTCTGAATTTCATCTGTCAATCGTTTGATCAAAAGACTTGTATCTTTCGGAAGTCTGGGCAAATGACCTGAAGTATAAATGCGTTCGTAGTCACGGAGTGTATACCGCATGGTGGCCTTGTCAATTTGCGGCTGCCCTTAAAATTGTGAGATCCCACCTGACGAGAAAAGAAGAAAACAAACTAAAACAAAATCAAATCAAAACAAATCGGAACAAAAGAATCCCCCCTCCCACTCAAAAAAGTTTTCCCTTCAAGTGATGGGTTCAGGTACAATGCAGGAAATGGAAATGTCGAAGAAAAAAAGTTTAAACGATTGAAATCAATGTCTTGATTATTCACTATTGTCCATCGAAACACTTTTTAAATCTATTTCTCCTTCCGCGAAAAAAAAAGCTCCTTTCAAACTTCTTCCGCTCCTCCCTTTCGTCATTTACATATGGAATTTCCTGCTTTGCAATCCACCATCTCCGCTTCGAAACAAGCTGCCGCCTCCTCTACTCCTTCCGTATTGGATGCATTTGACGAAGTTCAAACCGCCTTGGGTACGAATGCAGAAGAATCGTCTGTCAAAATTGCTGGCGATGAAATCGAGGTGATCGGATTTGACCAGTCGAAAACAGACACGTGGGACGGTTACGATTTTCCCATGCCGCTTCTTCGTGCAATCTACGCCAAAGGATTTGAGAATCCAAGTCCAATCCAGCAACGAGCCATTCGTCCCATCATTGAAGGACGGGACGTGATTGCTCAGGCCCAGTCAGGAACAGGAAAAACAGCGACGTTTAGTATAGGATGCCTTGCGAGCATTAACACGTCTCGTCCAGAAGTCCAAGCCTTGATATTGGCAAATACCCACGAATTGGCTGCCCAGACCTTTACCGTGCTCAAAGAGTTGGGGATGTACGACGAAAATTTGCGCGCGCAATTAATGATTGGTGGCAAGTCGGTAAACGACGATATCGATGCTTTCAATCAGGACAAACCACAAGTTTTGGTGGGAACACCAGGTCGAATTTTCGACATCATGAATCGGGGCATTTTTGACGTGGCTAGTATCAAAATGATTATCTTGGACGAAGCGGACGAGATGTTGACAGGAACTTTCACGGATCAAGTCCGAAAAATATTCTCCTTTTTGACAGAGCAGGCGCAAGTCATTTTGTTTAGTGCTACTTTTCCAGAAGAAATCAAGCGGATCACCAAACAGATCATGCGAGATCCTGTCCAGATAACCGTCCATGCCGCCAATTTGACTCTCGACGGGATTAAGCAATATTTTGTACGGGTCGATCGCGACGAACAAAAATACTCCACTTTGGTGGACATTTACCAGCTGTTAAACATTCCTCAATGTATGATTTTTGTGAATAGTGTCGAGCGGGCTCAGAAACTGACGCAAGACTTACGCAACGAAGATTTTCCCGTGTGCTGTCTTCACCGCGACATGGGCAAAGGGGAGCGCGAAGTGTCGTTGGAAGATTTTCGTCGAGGCAAATTTCGGATCATGATATGCACGAATATTACGGCCCGTGGAATCGATGTGCAGCAAGTATCTCTGGTTGTCAACTACGATGTCCCCAAAGATCGAAATTTCATCGCAACGTATTTGCACCGCATAGGGCGAAGTGGTCGATGGGGACGCAAGGGGACCGCCATTAATTTGGTTACATACAAAGATTCCTCCGTTTTGGCTGATATTGAGGCTTACTACAAAACTCGCATCGCTCCTCTTCCTGAGAACCCGACACTGTAGTTGAATCGGAGGGTGGGGGAGCGAGGACGAGGACGAGGGCGAGGTCGAGGACGGGGCGATGGCGATTTACAAAAAAAGGATTCGTCGTAATAATTTGTTTTTCTTTCGTGGCTGAATCACAAAATAAAATTAATTCCAAAATCTTTTATCCCTTCCATTTCTCATCAAAAACAAACAAAGAATAATCCAACCATGATTATGTTTATGACGATGACATTAGACCCTCAAGACAGCTTTCTTTCGGGAAGCAAAGGACTGTTGGGTCTACAAGATATGCTTTTGATAGGGGGCGACGGAAATGAAGGGGACTCCGATAATCGCTTTATCATGAATCAAGATGGCGATTCCATGGACGGGATAACGTCCTCCCAATGCATCGAAATTTTGGAAGATATTGTGGAAGAAATGAACGACACTTCTCTTCCAGTACCTTCAAATCCGACACCTTCAAAGAAGCAAGCTTCGTCTCCAACTGCATCCAATGCAGCCAACACATCCACCCCGCCCATCACGACAAGCGCATCGATAAGCGATTATTATGCCACGGCATCCCCTCGCCGAAAAGAAATACGAGCCAATTACAAATCCAATATCCACAAAATTGTCGATCATTTCGATTTGCCGATCCATTATGCCCACGGTCGCGAAAAGCTAGATCTCAAAATGGTGAAAGATCTAGAGCTTGTCGAGTCGCAAGACGGAGACAATAAATTGGGAATTTATGAACGACTCATGAATCCTCAATCCCAGTTTGGGAAAACGATCGTACAGCAATTCGCCAAATTCTATTCTACTGACGAATCCTTTCTGCAGCAAAATCAGGAGTTGCTATCAAAATTTAATCCCCAAGATGCTTTCCAAGTGCCGATTCGAGACTGTATGATTCAGCTCTGGGACGACATCAAAAATGATACGGATTTTAATTACACATATAGTTACTTGGATTGGGAAATGTTTAATTTTCTCAACCAAAATGAATGGTTTCTTTTGTTTATGACGTGGTACAATTTAAGTGCGCCCATCATGTCCCTTTTGGGACCTGTCATGCTCCTCATTTTGCCAGTCATTGTTATTTTATTGGGCAACTCTCCTTTGAATGGTGAGAATTATGTCCGTGTTCTTATGGAAATGATGGAAGACAACGCCGTCGGCCGCCTCATGACGAGCTCGTTTCGCAATAGCTCCCCTCAAGAAAAGCTTTCGATGCTAATGTCGGCAACCTTTTATTGTTTCTCTATCTACCAAAATTTTGTCATGTGTCAAAAGTTTTACAAAAACATGAAACTTATTCATACCAATATCGGGGTCATTTTGGAGTATGTGCAAGCATCCATTAGCGACATGCAGAAATTTTTGCAAATTTCGGGTTCTTTGTCCAGATATGAAGACTTCAACAAAGATGTCAGGTGGAATCTCGACAAACTCCAAAAAATGGAAGCAGACCTGGTGCGAATTTCACCTTATATGTTTAGTTATCAAAAGGTTATGGAAATGGGGTACGTTTTGCGATGCTTTTATAATATTTACAATGATGCAGACCTAAATGATGCTATGCTTTTTTCGTTTGGATTTTCTGGATTTTATGAGTGCATGCAAGGGTTGGCCAATCGTGTGCATGCAGGTAAAATGTCTCCTGTAGAATTTGTGAGACCAGGAATGGATGACAAGGGTTCCGAGGAGGATGAGGAAGAGGAGGGAGAGAAGGAGGAGAAAGATACACCAAAGACCAAAAAGGCACTCACGAAGGTATCGACCAAGCTTACGTCCGCTTATTATCCAGGGATCATCGACAAACCTGACATTGTTGTCAACGATATTACTTTGGATCGAAATATGATCATAACGGGCCCGAACGCGTCTGGAAAAACCACCGTGCTAAAATCGACTCTCGTGAATATTCTTCTTTGTCAGCAATTGGGTGTCGGATGCTTTACAGAGGCTACCTTGATTCCCTACAACCATTTTCATTGTTACCTGAATATTCCAGATACTTCGGGACGGGATAGTCTATTTCAATCAGAAAGCCGACAGTGTAGCGAGATCCTGAAAAGTATCAAGACCAACAAAAGCCGCCACTTTTGTGCTTTTGATGAATTGTATTCGGGCACCAACCCCGAAGAGGCTGAATTGTGTGGGTATGCATTCCTCTTGTATCTGACCAAGCAAAAAGCCAGGGTCGATTTTGTATTGACCACACATTACGGAAATATGTGTCGTCGTCTCGACAAACAGAAAAGCATCGCCAATATGCGAATGAAAATTGAGAACAGAGAGGAATCGCATTCAGCTGTTGATCTCGACGATGCCGAGGAAGATTTGGACATACATAATAATTACACCTACAAGTTGGAAGAAGGCATCAACGATAAAAATGGAGGCATTGTTATTTTGCAGCAAATGGAGTATCCCAAAGAAGTATTGGAAACATTGGCGTCAAATAAGGGAAAGCAAAATCATGAAGAAGATGCAGAGTCCATTCTTTAGCGATTCGTAGTTTTGATTTAAAATTAATATTTTTGGGGATTTCAAAAGTTGATCATCATTTTAAAAAAAAAAGTTCTTTTCCATCCCTCCATATCTATCCTTCCATTTTCGTTGTACCCCCCTTCGTTTTAGTTTCGTTATTTAAAAAACTAAAATCCATGAAAGAACTCCATTTATTTGTTGGTCTTTTAGTTGTCCTTTTGGCTATTTGTTTGGTCGCAAATTACTTCTATCAAAAATTAGAAACCCAAAACTTGAAATTGACCTCGGTGATGAATTTAGTTTCGACCATGGCCAATGAAATGACCGTCATGAGATCGCAAATAAGTAATTGTTATACTTCTTATTCAAACTCAATGGAAACTTCACCAGCACCAGCAACAGCTCCATTCTTGGAGAGAGGGCAGAATGATGAGAGGCTTCCAGCGGAAACCAATGCTATCCGTGATGAGTCCCTTACAGCTCCTATTGTTTGTATACCTTCCATCGCTCCAGCAACCAAAGAGATTGTCCTCACCAGCCCTCTCATTGAAGTTTCTGATGATGAACTTGACGAAGACACGGACGGCGAGAAAGACGATGACGAAGAAGACGACGAGGTCGACGACATCGACGAACACGATCTATCTAGGGAAGAGGAAATATTAATGGTGGATGATTTAGAAGTTGTTGACGTTAATCTTGAGGATCATTCAGACGGCGTAATAAAACTTGCTGCATATAGGAACAACGATTTGGAAGGCGATGATTACGACGATATGGAGGGAGATGAGACGGGTGATTCTGAAGAAATAATCCATAATATGACGATGGGACTCATGATGAAACTCGGAGGCGGGATAGGGGGTGGTGGGGTAGGAAGAGGAGGAGGAGGAGGAAGCGACCTTGGTGCGGCAATGTTTGGCGGTCTTGGTCCTTTGGGATTATTGGCGGGGGCTTTAGGGGGGAGGGGAGGAGGAGGAGGAGGAGGAGGAGGAGGAGGTTCGCGAGGTCAAGGAGGAGATGATTTTTTCTCCTTCTTAGCAGGACTTTCGAAAAACGATTCCATGACGCCGAGCGATGAAGGAATCGGTCTGGACATAGAAGACCATAAGGAAGGAAGTGATCTTCTTCCGAATCTTGAGGTTGACGTTGATGGTCATGATCATGGTAACGATGACAATGACAATGACAATGACAATGACAATGACAATGACGACGATGACAGCCGCGGAATGGTTTTTGGAGACATGGAAACGCTTCCTATATCAGATGAGGAAGTACCATTTCCCTCTCCGATGGTCGACGTACCCCCCTCGATGGAAAATCATACATGGAATTTAGAAGACATCGTTACAGAAGATATTAAAGTTGTGCAAATGTCCAATGATAATGCCGAAGAGAGTTCCGCCTTGGATGGTGCATTGACGGACCCCGCCTCGTTGAAAAAGGTTCCAGTGGCCAAATTGCGGGCACTTGTGGTTGAAAGGGGACTGGCTGCATCCTCTGACAAATTAAAAAAGCCAGATCTTCTCAAACTCTTGGGCGTTTAAACACGCAAAGAAGGATTGATACAAAGATCTTTGCGAGGAAAAATATCTCCCGACATGCATTGTTGCGACTCGTCAATAGCAAGACACGTTCGCACACCCATATTTTCTCCCGCAAAACACCATGATCCCGTTTTGTTGTTCGAAGAAATCTTTTGCACGCTGCTGACAGAATTATCTGGGCGAACGTTGGTTTGAGTCGATATGGAACTTGACGATGAAGTAGATTGAGGAGAATTGGTAGATGCATTCGTTGCCGTCGCACCTGTAGGAGACGCAGAATTTTGTATGCTACTGGCGGCCATATTACCGACTACATTGCTATTTGTAGTGCCTCCATTTCCTCCGCCTCCCCCTCCCCCTCCGCCTCCGCTACTACTTGTCGCAATGGCCACAGCACCTGCTCCGTTCCCAGCCGTTCCCGTATTTAAATTAATGCTGGATCCTGTAGCTCCGACCTTGATGATATTTGCACCTACCCCAACTAAGGCGGCCGATGTCTCCGCTGCCGCGGTTGTTCCTATGGCTGCATCGGCTCCGATTACAAAAGTATTGGCGAATTCTCGAAATACAAAAGCGAGATTCGCTCCGAGAAAACGTTCGACCGATTTGGTCATATTTGTCAAAAATACATCGATTTCTTGCGTCCCCTTGGCCAGGTAGACAAAAATATTGAGTCCGAGCATCGACAAGAAAATGATGAAAACGATGGAAGCAAAAATTATGGACATGGTCGATGGGCTTGTACTAGGAGTCGCCGCGTTTGTCGCCGCCTGTCCAAACCCCATCATAGAATTTGATCCTGATTGGGCTGGGTTGGAATTAAATACCGACGGAAGTTGAGAAGCATACGATGATGAGGCGGTGGACGAAGAAGACGAAGAAGGAGCAGGAGCAGGCGAACCGAAATTCATGATTCACTAGGCAAGCAACAATGATGAAATAGAAATAATAGGAAAAAATAGAAGAAAAAAAACAGTTGTGACTTTTTGTAAGGGAAGGAAAAAATAGCAAAACTTATATCCGCGGTATAAATGTTTCACCAAACGAATTCATCGTTTCCAATTGCGATATGGTGCGGTCAAAATTACTTTTCCCTCCGCTGCCCGTACCATACAAATAATCCGTTTTTGGTGAATGCTCATTCCGTTTGATTTGTTTGTATATACGATCTATTTTCGTCAGGACATTTTGAAGAATCTCTTTGTCTTTTGGATGGGCAATTTCTTCTTCAAACGCTACCCGCTCGGTAAGTAGAGTTACGCCGAAAAAGAGAAAGACATTCCGTTTGCGAGCATGGCCAGGTAGATATTTTACTGAAAACAATTTCAACAAACTCGTCATTACCTTCGGTATAAGGATCGCAACTGATCCTCCTGCTCCTGCTCCAGCTCCAGCTCCAGCTCCAGCTCCTCCTGATCCCGTCATCCCCAGTCCTCCTTCCGTGGGCATCCCTTCGGCCTTTCCAACCTCGACTCCCAACTTCGCCTTGTGCAGCAGGATATCCCACAACATCCAAACACAATCTTTTTGGTATTTGGACTCCACAGGGGCAAAACTCCGCCGTCCGCATGTCAGTGGTTGTTTTTTGGCTCGACAAAGGGCGTCGTATTGAATCATCCATTCCAACCAAAAGAAACTGTTTGCACTGTCTTTGTTATGCAAATGGTAACACAACTCGTTGACCGCGCAAATGGTTTCTTGTGGATCTTCTGCCATGACAAATCCACCTTCACAGAAACGAAGATTGGGCGCCCGCATTCGTTCCTGAAGTTGAATCAAATCAAAATCTTCTTTTCGAATTCTGATGTCATCAAAACTATTTTTTCGTTTCGCACAACATAACAACGTTACAATTTCAGCAAATAATTTACGAATACCATCGTGATTGCGCATGCGCAGTTCATCATTGCGAAAGTACTGGTGCACGATGTCCATGAATTTTCTCATGCGCATATCCAGGTAAATGGCCATTTTGGGGTTGCCCCCGTGAATATATTTGCCGTAAAAGCCCAGGATACAGTCCCATAAATCCCCGAAATGTCCCGAACAAACCAGCTCAGCACTCCAATAACAAGCAGGCTCAATTTTGGACTTGATGATATTTTCAATCAATTCTCTTTTGACATCTGTTTTTTTGAATTCGGAAAAAGTGATCGTGCGAAAATGCCCAGCGTTTCGAATATCGTTGATTTGGGAAGTGACATCTGCCATGATTTATTTTTTTTTCCACGACGTCGGAAATTCAAAGACAAAAAGTTTCAATGCAAAAAAGAAAACAAAAATATATACTTTTACAAAGCAATTAAGAAATCAAGATTGATTATTTTCCAATTTGTTGGAATCAAATTTCCGACCCTCATTACGCAGAGTTTTTTCCCGCTTAAACAAAACAAATCGAAACAGATCAAACCATGATAGATGGTTCCTTGATGATCCTGCTTGTTCTTGTCTGCCTCATCATTTTTGTGAAAAATGCGCCCCCGCAACTTCTCGATCGCCTGCCTTTCCGTCATTCGTACGCATCCGATGTCGAAGCCTTTTCATCCAAACGGAGATCTGATCCGAACCGCATAACATTTCTCACCGATCAAAAGATCTATGACTCTTTCTACGCAAGTATTTACGATCTTCTTGTTTACAGTGAACCTAGACTCAAGTACGAACTCAAAACAATAGAGCACGACACGATGATGAATCCATCAAGAAGCCGTATTCTGGATATCGGATGTGGTACTGGCCATCATGTGGCAGCTTTTCTTGGGAAGGATTACAAAAATGTAACGGGAATCGACCTCTCGGAAGCAATGCTCGACCGCGCACGAAAATATTATCCACAATATACGAAACATTATCGCCGAGCGGATGCATTGAATCCGTCCATTTTTCACGAGAATGCATTCACTCATATTTTGTGCATGTATTTTACTATTTATGAGTTCAAAGACAAGAATGTCATTTTTCGCAATGCTCGTCAATGGCTACTGGGGGACGGATATTTTGTAGTCCATCTTGTCGATCGCGAGAAATTTAATCCGCTAGTGCCCATGTCCATGCCTTATCTCTTGGTGAATCCTCAGACATTCGCGCACGAACGCATGACAAAAAGTAAGGTCGTTTTTGATCAATATAGCTACGAAGCAAACTTTGAGCTCGATGAAGAACAAGATATGGGCATCGTCAGGGAAAAATTTACAAATCGCAACACGTCAAAAATATTTCGCAAGACGGAAATGCATCTTCATATGGAATCCATTGACTTTATTTTGACGGTTGCCAAAAAGGAAGGGTTTAAATTAGTTGGCATAGTCGATCTGTTAAAAGCAACTTATGAATATCAATATTTGTACATATTTCAGAAACAGTGAATTTTAACATGATGCCGATAACGCATGGAATAAATATATACATCATGGGTCAGGATTTCGTTGCGATCTTATGAGATTAAGTTATCATCAAAACACTTCTTAAACGTTTTATTGATAAAAAAAATATAAAATCGGCGAAACAAATTTGAAAAAAAGCACTATGACCTCTTATATTTGGCCAATCGTCCTTTTCTTGGCTATAGCTGTCGTAACCTGGGTAGCCTATATAAAAATCACATTTCGATTTTGGTGTCAGTCGACAGCTTTCCATCGTTATGATTTGTCCACTTATTTTCGTCCCGCAGGATTAAATCGAACGCAGCCTCCTCCTCCTCCTCCTTCTCCTTCTCCATCATGCCTATTGGAAAAGGTTCGTATCTGGGATCTCTCCTATCTCGACTTGAAAGGGTATCCTTCGGTCCAAAACGTATGGAATTTCCTTATGAATTATAGCCCTCTACTGGGAATTCCCGACGCCCAATGGGAATCGCATATTCTACCTCTCTTGATCGGGCATAACTTCGCCACGACTTTTGTAGGGATTTTTCGATCCGAACAAGAAGAGCTTGTCGCTTTGGGCATTTCCCGCGCAATCCAAATAACCATGAATCGAGTCTCCCTCTCCTCGTCAATACTCTCTCTCAGCGTGCCTGCCGCTCTTATGGATCTTGTTGCTATTCACTCCGATTTTCAAGTTCACAAAGACCATTATTACGAAAATATGTTATCGAATCTTCAATGTTATTTGAATCCACACAAAGGAAAAGTTCCTGTCATCCTTATTTCATCCTTGGACGATGAATGGCAAGGGCCTAGCAAAATATTGGTTCCTCTGCTCTCTTATGATCAATTTGAGATTCCTAATCCCGTTTCTGACAAGGCATCCATTCATTTTCCCGACAATGCAGGCATCCGCGTCGATCGCTGCACAAAGAAAAACTTTCATTGGTTTGCTCAATTTTTGATTGGAATTCACCAATCCCAGCAATATGATCTAGAGATGATGGCCGAACCAGCAAATTTGTTGGGATTGATTGAAAGTAACCCCCCTTTGTTGATCGTTTATTTGCTCAGTGATTCCAGACATAAAACTGTCTTAGGTGCCTATTTGTTTAAGCCTAAACCTAAGGATGGTCTGCACTTTGTCGGATCCATATACGGCGAGACCAGATTGGTGGGCAGATACAAAAATTCCGAAATTGTCTACAACATAACTTCCAGCGAATTTTTCATGGGGTTGAAAATCGCTCTGGCAGCGATGGTGGACGATGATGATGATAATGCTGCCTTCTATCCGTTTGTTTGGCACAATGTAGGGGATAACATTGTTTTGTGGGAGCAGTGGCGCAAAAATGCCGTTCATGATGGCAAAAGCCCAACAAAACATAAAAACAATTGGTATACATTGGGCCTTTCTTATTGGTCAAGAAATCCCGTAGAGGCATTACTTTTGTTTTGAGATCTTCATCTTACGTAGCGTCCCACTTTGACAAATGAATCAAGAACAAAAATGATAAAGACTCCCAAAAAGAAATAAAGAATGATTTCTTCGTACATGGAATTGGTTCGTTCATCTTGTTGTTCTTCCAAAAGGGAAATAATAAAATTTAATTTGGTAATAAGTGGATCATTGCCATTGGACGAGGGGTGGTCAGACGACCCCATGTTCCATTGACTCATGATGGAGTCTGGTGGGGCGGAAGGAGAAAAAGCGCTATATGGCAAATTTGAGGAGGGGGACGAGACTTTATTGCTATCGGGAGGAAGCGAAGGAGTTTGAAACATAAATGGTTGTTGAATACGACCTGGAGGGCCACCATTTTGCAAGACTCTTTTGTCGTTCATCTGCATAGACAGTTGTCCTACATAGGGTGAGTTGTGAACATCAGTGCCGTCGTCGTCTGCTCGTAAAAATTCGCCTGTATTTAGTTGACGCATCATATTGTCGCTTGCTACTGGATTATTTGGATCTTCGTTTCCTCCACTCAAATCGGTCGATCTGTTTTGCTCTTTGTCGATGGTCATTTGAACTCCTGCGGAAGAAGGAGGTTGCAGAGGTACAAAATCGGCCATGGAATTCGACATTCCTTCTACGAAATCGTCGTCATCGTCGGTTCCTCCTCCGTGCAAGTATTGGAGCGCACTATTTACTTTTGACGATATATTTGAACTTCCTGCTACACCACCGCCTCCTCCTCCGCCTCCTCCTCCTCCGCCTCCTCCGCCTCCGCCTCCTCCTCTTGACCTCTGGGTCGCTCGTCCATTATTGCCACTACCATTACCATTACCATTACCATTACCATTACCATTACCATTACCATTACCATTACCGTTACTATTTCCATTACTGGTACTTATTCTATGCTGAGTTCGTCTCCTTGGTGGTAAATGGCTTCCGTCGCTTCTCTGAGAAGCACTCCGATGATATAAAGATACATCGAATGTGTCATCATTGAATAGCGCGGCTGTTGACGCTAAAGACATGTAGATATATTTTCCGTCCTACTTTTCACCAAAAAAAACAATCTTGATTTCTTCCTTGAAATCGGTTATATATTCCCGTTTCTTTGTAAAAAATTGAGATAATTCTTTTTTAGTCTACACGATAAATTTTTCACTTTTTGTCCATATCTTTTTTTTTCTTCCAATTGTGAGAAAGTATACTACAAGAAAGGTTGTTTTTGGTAAATTTTTTTCTTCTTCTCTATTCATCTCTTTGTCCTTTCTACATCAGAGGGGGGTTCATCTCTTTGTCTCATTTTATTCCATTCATCTAATCGGTCTAATCTTCTCACACAATCCATCCTAAAATTACTAATGAAAACTCTTCATCTTCTTCTGGGACTCTACGTCCTTTTTGTTTTGTTGACACTGCAATTCCCCGATGTATTTTCGGGCTTTATTGGTTCGGTCATCGGGAAACTCATCTTTATTTTTATTATCGTCTGCATTACTGCGGTTGATACTACAGCAGGACTTTTAGTTACCGTTATCTTTATTTCTCTGGAAATATTCCTTGCGCTTCAGCACGGCGCTGGCCGAGGGCTCGGAAGGACGTCTACGGCAGCATCCAAATTGACGCGAGAAGCCTTTGGCGAATCTCTCTTTTCCTCGGCTCCTTCTTCTCCTCCCAAAACTGATAGCAAAAAGTCCCCACCTGTCTTTGAAGAAGTAGATATTACGGGAGGATCTGTAGCAACGGCTAGATTTGGTTCAACGAGTGGCGGGATCGACAAGAAAACCAAAATAGAGGATGTCGGATATTCACCTGATATTTTGGCCGCAGGAAGTCTATTGTCGTCTGCAACCAGTACAAACAAAGCTGCTCTTGCCCCCGCATCTAGCAGTTTAATGACAACCTCCGAAAGCCTTCTCTCTGCAACACAAAAATCGAATCCCAACGTCGGTCGCGCGTCGGGAGCCATGGCGCAATCCAACGTAGATATTATGAAACAAAAAATGAACACGGAGACCTTTTTGGTAAGGAAAACGGGAATCAATTATATCAATCAACACAATTACAAAGGGACTCCTTTAGGTAACAAAAACCCCTCAGCTGCCTCCAACATTCTTTCGAACGACACACTAAATTATACTTCTCTTTGGTAACTTCTTTTTTTTTTGAAGCTTGAATTTCATAAACGTTGACTTTAAAATATTCCTCCGTTCAATTTTCCTCCTCCTCCTCCAAATCTCCACCTCATCTTCTTCCTCCTCCTCCTCCTCCTCCTCCTCCGTCTTGATTTGATGAAACAAAAAACCAAAGATCCGAAACTATGGACATTTATACCCTTGTTTTTTCTCACCATGTTAGCAGTGATGATGTTCACTCTATCGGCCCCTTCCCACGAAGGATTCTCCGCCAGTTTTATTCGTCCTCATTTACGGACATCCAGAATGTGGTGGGACAACACCACGAAAAACACGGATCAAAACTGGAATAGTTTGAAACGAAAGATTTTAGGCTAAAACCTTTGACCATGTTTATTGAGCTGCCGCTACAGGCTCACCAGCATTCAGTACGTAGTAGACCCCTACAATCGCTAAACATAAAACAACCAAGGCGATGATCATCCACACAGTATACTCTGTATTCCTCTGCAAAACAGCCGTATCACTTACCGATAGCATACCTGCGAGCGATGGTGATTCATTTTCTGAAAGGTTTTTGACATGAAAATATTGATCGCTTCCTTTTTGAATCAGATCTGAATTCATTTGAGTAATCTCGAAAATTCCCATCCCCCCAGTATCAAAGCCTTCCTTTCCATGCATGTAATGGTACAATTCCGACCCCGTTTTTGAAATAGAATGGGCGACCCCATCTAATTCATTCTCCGTCACCGATTTCGCTTCTTCCGTGCCCGCAGTGAATGCAGCCAAGCCACATTTGGTTGTTTGGGTCATGTAACTAGGAGTACCTCCCCCGCTCGATCCCAAAGACATTCCACCATCCAAATTCAAGGATGCGTCTCCCCATCCTAAACTGCTTCCATAACCTTTGCCATCGGGCATGGGATAATTTGCCCACGTCACACTATCGATTCCCACCATGTCTTGCGAGCAAGATCGATCGTTGGACAACGCAGGATTGCGAATATATGTGGTCGCTCCCATAGTCGGAATAACGCTACTGGTACCTGCTGCTTCACTTCCTGGAGTCATTGTTGCCGCCGCCGCCTGCATAAAATTGGGAGTTTTTAAATAACAGTTCAAGCTATTATCTAGGACGAATCCTCCGCACGTCCCTTCTCCTTGCTCTTCGCAAAGATTCTGACAACTTTCCACTGTTTGATTGGGTATCGGCATTGTCACAGGGGCTCCCGAACTCCCCGTTCCCGTTGTTGCCGACGTCATGTCGAATCCATTGACGGTGGTATTGGCCACCGATGAATAGGTTCCTTGCCCTGGAGGAGCGCTCGTCAACATGTCCGCAGGATATACTTTCAGCTCGGCATTGGCATCCACATAGCCAACTTGCCCCAACGCAGACGGATCGCCTTGATCGGTCAACTGATATATCGCATTTACTTGACCAACGCCCACGGAATTCCCGTCACTTCCTTCTACAGAGACAACGCTCGGTCCCCCAGATGCCAATACTTGCTGAAAAGGAGAAATGTAGCATGAACCTGTCCCTGTGGAAGGATCGTAGTTTCCAAGGCCGAAAAACGGCATGAGATAGGTATCTGCCTGTTGCGCGCATTGAGCGTATGTCGATCCTTTTTCTACTGCCATGAGACCAGCTTTGGGCGTCATAAAACAACCCGATGGCGTCGGTTGCCCCGATAAAGAATAAACTGCGTTTTGGAGATTGCCTCCTAACGTCATTTGCGTTTTCGTCCAATAATCTTTGGCTGGAATTCCCTTCCTGTTGTCGATTTGACCGTACTGTTGGGCACTTGACAAATCGTTGGTAACAAAACATTGGGCATTGGGAACATCGATGGAACTTGGATTTGCATTTTGAATCGCAAAATATTTGTACCCATTTTGCACCGCATAAGCTTGACACGATCCATACGAAAAGGTCGAACTCATATTATTGACGGGAATCATAGCCCGCGTTTGAGGATTGTCATTGTACAAACCTACATATTGGGCGGGATTGTTCGTATATAAAGCCATCGAACCTGAATTGCCGTACACGTAATTGTCGCTTTGTGCATTGCATTTTGAAATGGCTTGACCGTTCGAAGCTATTTGTACGCTATCGTTGCTCAATCCGCACGTAGAATTGCTGGCTGCACTGGACGGGTTCGCTATCGCTGCCCCTGGGTCCGCGCCCCCCAGGCTAAAAAATGACGATCCATTATCGACGGCTGCCTGCAAGCAGCTGGAATAATTGTAATTAGGGGCTCCTCCATCTAGGTAGGTCATCATGGCGGGGTTGCTTGTCGAATCATTGTAGAGGCCTAAAAGAGTCGAATTGGGGTTTTTCATGACCGAAGTCACCATGACATTTTTGCCTTCGTTACCGCAACTCTGACCAGGGACCATAGGTGTCCCAGAAAAGATGACAGGAGTCGTTCCTTGGCTATAACTGCCTCGACGACCCGTATTGATGGAGGATCCCTGGGGTAGAACGGTAGTTGCGGAAGCAGCAGGACAACCGTTTTTCCCTTCCGAAGCTTTTTGATCCGACGGTGTCTGAAACCATTTAAAGACACCCATATTCGTTACATATCCAGTGATGGGTTGGGATTCGCCCAAACTGCTGATTCCCGCAGCGGCTAAAGCAGCACCTCCATCGCTTTCGCCTGCCCCCGAGTTTGGAAACGTAACATTGGTTCCTAGATAATTATCACGAGCAGGATCGGTTGTAGCTTTATAGATTTTCGTCTGCTTATCGAACTTCATGTCCAAAGCATTTGCTTGAGAAATCAAATTGCCCATTTCTTGATTTTGGAATTCCGCGGATTTCGTCAAGGAGGCCAATCGAGCGTATTCATCATTTTTATCTTGTGCATGTTTCTTCGCGTTGGCCAATTCTTGGGATGTTTCTTCCAACTCCTGGGAGAGGACAAAATTAGGATTATCGAAGCCTTCGAGTTTGGCGTTCATGGACTGGAAAAGTTTTGATTGTTTTGCTGCGGGCGATTGAGAAATTCGACCCAACCCAGAATCCCAAATGTCCGACTCGGAAGTCATTTCGAATTCAACAATTTATAAAAAAATCTGTGCTTTTCCCCAATGTAAGAATTTTTTTAAAAAAAAACTTTCTTCCAGTCTTGAAAAGAATATTACTAAAGTTTTTCCCTTGAATAAAATGGTGGATGAATCCCATGATAGAAAAATTCTGTTCGATTTCAGCCTAACTTTGCCATCATTTTGGAGAGGTCTCCAGATCCCGAACTAAAATTTGCGCTGTTGGGGTTATTTTGCGCTGCCGAGGCGGCGGGGGGAGAAGGAGAAGGAGAAGAGGAGAAAAAAGAAGAAGAGGGTGAGGAAGCAGTAGGAGCAGCAGCAAAAGTACCCGCCGAAGAGGGTTCGGAATCGCCCCTTGTCAACAAAAAATAAATGCTGCATGCCGCGACAATAGCGAATAGGATTCCTACCCCAAGCCACAAATAATACCGTGTATGCATGCTCTGAACTTCGGTATAAGATGTCGAATAATCTTGATGGGTGGTGTCCCATTGCTTTTTCAATTCATCAATCTCCAATCGATTTTTTGAACGCGTCTTCACATTTTCATCGATAAGAGCAAGCAGCATTTCGTTTGAATTGGCTCCGCTCACATCATTACTCTGAATTAATTGAAGAATGTTGTTTTCAGATGCTCTTAAATTTGCTTCTTTCTGGTCGAATATGGTTGCCATTTGAGTGGTATCTTTTACAAACGCGGTCATAAAATTGCCTGTAGCTGTTTGTGATCGGTTGGCGTCGACGAGATTTCCTTGTCCGCTAGCCAAAGAACAGTTTCCTCCTGTGGACGTCATGGTAAATGTACCTCCAGTGCATTCATCTGAATTAAGACAAAGTTGCTCGCAACTACTGATATCTGAAGCAGAACTAACTTGCAAAATACTTTGTCCCGTAAACGACTTACCTGGATAGGTCTGAAGAGTCGAAGTGGTTGCTATCGACGAACTTGCGGGGGTGAGGGCCACTTGAACACTATTCAGAGCGTTTTGGAGATCTTTGAAAGCTGAGTCGTAGTCTTGATTTTTGATTTGGTAATTTTGTAGATTGTTGTAGAGGTCTATTCCCGACATCCCTGCTTTTTTTTGTTCTTGTTCTTCTTCTTTTTTCTTTTTTTCTTCGCCTTTGTTTCCCTACACAAAAATATTTTTTCTTTTCAATTTTGTACTTTTGCGAATCATCAGGATCCATTGGGATTCGAGGATCGGTTTTGCCAAACCTTGTTCATTTTGTAAAGCATGGCAAAGATGGCAACGGTCAGAATTGCACAGTACATTATTTGCACCGCATAAATTTCTTTGTATTCAGTAAAAACGTCCAATGAATATTTTGTTCCTCTGCTTTCCCTTTCAAAAATTGCCTGCTTTTCAGCAAGCTCTTTTTTGCTTTTCTCAATAGAAATGGAATAATCTTTGTGTTGAGAATTCACCTTCGCGGTCTCCGCCTTTACTCGTAATTGCAAAGAGTTTGACTCGTCGACATATCCATTCAGAAGAGCAATATCTCTATCTCGACCTTCTTTGTAACCACTCTCTGCCTTTCCCATCGCAATGTTAAAATTTTTTTGCAGTGAATCATATTCCTCACGAAAAGTAATAGGAGACACGTAATTATCCTTTAATAGTGACATCGTCTAAAACGAAAAGGTGAAAGAGAGATTTGAAAGTTTTATCAAAAACAAAAATGCAATCAAAACAAATAATTTTTGCGAGGGATTGAATAATTATTAATTGAGACAAAAACGATAAATGTCGGACGTAATGGCAGTACGACTGTCGCGCTCAATATAACAAACTTCTCCTGGACGCATCCCCAAGACTTGTGCGCAAGGATCAAAACGTGAAATCGTTGGGAATTCGGTATCCTTTCGAATACAGTAGCGCGCTTTGACTTTTTCTTTTTCCAAATCCGACAAAATAGTACGGGGCGGAACATATTTGTGCTCGTTTATATCAAATTGCAGTTGCGAGAGCGTAAAAATGGAAATAAAATAACCGTGATTGTCCCATGCTTGTCGTTGTTTGGCCTGCAATGTTTGGGACATACTCTCGTTCATGTCTTCTTTTACAATGATCACCAACCAGTCATCTGTTGAAAGCATGTTTTCCGTCGCGAAATATTCTTCGACATACGGTTCAATATCTCGCAATGTATGCTTAAGATGAAATGCGACAAATACCTTTTTGACTTGTGAGCTGTGCTGGACCAGCATATTGAGCTGTTCCGTCAAAAACATGTGATAAATTTCAGTAAGACTTTTGTTCACAAATGGGGCTACGTCATATTGCTGGGATGCCAGGTGTTTCAACATTATGGCATATCCCTTGGCGATCGTTGTGATAAGGTTGCTCGATGTTTTGGAGAGTACAGAATAATCACTCATTCTTTCAAAACAGTTGATTGTTTTTTAAAAAAAAATAAAAGTGTGAGGGAGGGAGGGAGGTCAGTCAAAAAAGCAAATGATAATCAAATAGTGAATTTTCTTTGTTTTAAATTTAAATTTGTTTCGTTCATTCATAAAGGGTGGAGGAGAGATTTTTGAAGATGGATCATTAATTTATTTTTCGATTACCGAAATTGTTTTTGTTTTTCCTCCATTGCCGTGCCCACTTCCTCCGCTCTTTGTCTCATCCTCATTTTCGCCATCTTTCTTCTCGTCTTCAACGTCCAAAATTGAAGTCGGGGATGTTGTCGAAACCAGAGTCTTTGCAGACCGCAGCGACATCAGAGCGGGCATTATACCAGTCGGTCCTTCTGATTCTTTTGCTTCCGCTAACATGGATTGGCCTAATGTGCTGGCTCCTGTTCGATTTGCTAGAGGTGACATATTTGAGAGAGCCATCAAAGACGACATATCCCCCAGTGTCACCCCATTCGATGGCAAATGCCCACCCTTTTCAGGAGTATGGGACTTGTTGTCTGCAAGACTCTGTAAAGCCAAATTCCGCACCAAAGGACTATCGGGGTCGTAAACGGGCGTATACATATTAAGAATTTCTTGCTTGCGGAGCGCTTTCTTTTCTTTCTTGGAAAGTTTTGGACCCTTGTCTTCTCCGTCTTTCTCGTCTTTCCCATCCTCCCCGTCTCCGTCCTCTTCATCGCTCCCATCGCCCTTTTCTCCACCTTTGTCCTTGTTCTTCTTCTTCTTCATGTTGTTGTTTTTGCCATCCTCCTTGCGGGCGGGATCTCCCACCAATTTTCGAAATTCCTTGTTTAAGTTGGAAATTTCATGTTGATATTGTTTCATCAAACTGCTTGTTTTCGATGCCCGATACATTCGCCAATTTTTAATTTTCTTGGGCATTTTGCCGCTTTTTCCAGCAAGCTTGCCATTGCCGCCTACTTTTTCCCAATGTTGCAACAACGCCTCCAAGTTGTCTGAAAAAGATAGGTTTTTCATTTGCGATACGGAATCTTCCGTAATAATGCGTGGCATTACATTCATAGATTGCAATTCCTGAAATAATTCCATCGTTTGATTGGGTAGCGCCACCCAAGAGGCAGGCGTCGCCTCCAAAGCCATTCCTTGATCGGACCGTATGCCATGAGTGCGGGCATCCGCAACCGCCGCCCTCCCCGTTTGTCCACATATGGGCATATATCGCCAGTCGTGTGGCGAAGCAATACATTGATCTTTTAGGGAAGAGACACATCCCAAAGCCGCACAAGCACCCATCACGGATTCTTCATGTCCTCTGCATTGATTCGTGTCCTCTCTGCGATAACGATCAAGCAGGGAAAAATAACCCATGCCCGTGTAAATATCCGCTTCCAAAACATTTCCATCCATACCGTCATACATGACTTCGCAACCACTTGACGATAAACCTTGAACTGCCAAATGACGCCCCACATTGTTTAGAAAAACTGCTCGCTCCGCCGCCGAAAGCTGTCCATATTGATGAGCATCCATGAGGCCTCCGTACATAGCCCCGACACGCCCCAGCAAAAGCTCGATCATTTGTCCGACATTTCCAGCGGCTTGGACAAGCGACGGATGAATGAGAATATCAGGACGGTCACCCCGTTTTGAAAAAGGCATATCTTTTGCATCCACGAGGAAAGCGATGCGTCCATGGAAACCGTTTCTGTCGACGAGTTCGTCATTTTCGCGCAAGGGGCAAAATCGTCGGAGCTTGACCTTGGCCAATTTTCGCTCTTGCACACTAACCCCTGATCCTTCGGTTGTTAACACGGCTTGGTCGGTATAGATAGGAAAATCGTACGCCAAATCGGGACGGTGGTCTACGTCCATCCATGGAAAGCTGTCGGTCAAAAGGGGGGCAGATTCGACCAACACAGTCGATCCTTTTAGCTGCTCCTGCTCCTGCTCCTGCTCCTGCTCCTGCCCCTGCTCCTGCTCCTGCCCCTGCCCCTGCCCCCGATTCTGCTTTTCCTTTTGCTTTCCAAAACCCTCTGCCTTTTTGATGATCTTCCCCAAAAGAGCGGTCCGCCCTGTAATGCGAACATTTGGTCTCACCAGCCCCGACGAATCCAAATGAGAAAAATCTATTCGCGGACGCGTTTCCACATTGGCCAAGCGATCGACAGGACCAAACGTAACATCGTCCCCGCCCCCACTGACCATTCCAAAATAGGATGTTGTCCAAAATAGTCCTCGTTCTATCGCATCGCGACAAATGACCACTCCCCCCGATTGTTCGCTCGACGTTAATCCACAAGCGATGACGGCCACGACAATATTCATTCCAAACGGCATAGGGGTATTGCTTGTCGATGCAGACACCAAGGCTCGTTGGCCACCATGGAGATGTCGCTCTATATCTCCTGACAAAAGTACTCTTGCTCCCACATTGCTATGAGAAACACCAATGATAGATTGCGACGTATTTTGAGTGACGTGACGAATCAGCGACGAAGGGCTATGAGAGGGAAAGGGGCATATATTGGATGTAAATCCCCACAACAAAGACGAATCGATTTCGAGGTGAGTAAACGGGTGGAGATGACGCTGAGCAAGGACAAGCTGGCTAGGATGGGACGCAATATAGGCATGTTTCTCTTCTTGAAAATCCACCAGGTCCAAAATACCCTTGTACGTCTCCAACTTGCGGCGGCGTTCGGCATTCGTTACATATTTTAGAGCGGGATACAAATCAAACAAACTATACAAAAAGTCTTGCTGATACCACGCATGATAAAAATAACGTTTTGAGAGATATCCAGCAAAGAGGGATGTGGCATCTCTCTCTTCGGTAGCTTTCTTATTCCCTCCCTCTTGCTTACTTCTATCCTCGTCTTGAACGATTTCTCCAATCGTTTCCGAAAAGGCTTCTAAATAACTGTCGCGCCGCCGATATCGTCGTAATTTGGATCGAATCTTGGCCAATTTCCGTAATACGAATTTCTTTGGTTTTCGTCTTAGTGAGCGTCGCCAATGCTGTTTCCGCAATTGATGGGCAGCATTCTCTTTGATTCGGCGAAGAGTGCGCCCCGATTTTTCTCTTCCTTTGTTGCCTTCTTTTCCCGCTTGTATCTCGTATTCTTCATACGCATACAGAGAATGATTCTCATCGTTGTCGCTATTACCATCGCCTTCGCCATTGCCATAACTCTCGACCTCCTCATCTCCTCTTTTTTTGCTCCGTGAGCCCCGCCCCCGCTTTTGTTTCGACCCCCCCTTCTCATCGTCTTCGCCCCACCGCCCATCCTCGTCCGACGATGAGGACGATTCCGAGGACGATTCCGAAGAAGAGGATTCGCTAATATTGTCCTCTTCGCGGAAAAGGACCGACGCAACTTCCGCCGACGAAAAATGATCGTTTAAATGGAAGTCATCTTCGTCGTCTCCTCCCCACGCACCTGCAGTTCCTGCTCCTCTCTCCACCCAAAGCTGGGTTTCTTTCGTTCCTTCACTTTGATGATGCAAAAGAGGACGCAAATAAGATGGCCGTCCCCGTTCCAAAAAAAACAACGGCCGCATCAAGCGACCTCCATCGGTCCAAAAAATCATTTCATTTCTGGGAATGTCAAACGCGATACTGGTACTGGCGGGCAAAAGTCCATTGCGTCGGTATAATTTCATTTTGTTTTTGAGAGGAAACGGTTCTGACACAGTTCCAATCCATTGCCCATTCACCAAAACTTTTGTCTCCACCGCCATTCGCCGCGGCGAAGTCTCGCAAAGAGGCGCCACTCGCCCAAACAAAAAGAGATACGATATCAAGAGACGAGGATCATATCCACTCGAAACAAAACATCCCATGGACATTTCATATTGCTTGGTTATGCATAATGGACCTCCGAATGGGTCCATCTTGCCGAAATCTTGGCCATTGCGATGATCCGTGTCGCCGTCTTGAACAAAAACACTGCGCATCTGTTTGACTGAAGATAACCAATTGGAACGATCGAGCGCCTGTCCGTCTTTCAAAATACACTGAAAAAGGGAGCCCGAAAGAATGGACCCTCCTTCACGGAAGAAGTGGGCTCCCCATTGATGCAAAATTCGGCAATAGATATTGGATCTGTCTCGAATCCTCCGTCGCCGTTTTAGTCCAAACGCATCCACCCCTTCTAACCAATTGCGTTGGCGCGTCTCTTTATCTCTTTCCTTTTCCTCGTCTTCCGCCACTGCCTCTTCTGACGTCAATGATTCCAGACCTAGATACAAATCTTGTCCACGCGCAAACTCCGAAATCACCAATTCGCGCAATCTCTTTTTGTACAGCGGAATCACCTCTTGCCATGCCTCGCGCAAAATATCGCCCGTGCAAAGGACACGTCGATTCTCTTGGGATTTTACCGCGTCCGATTCTTTTGCCCCCAGGGAACGCCGTAACATATATCCTAAAAAGTAGGCCTTGTCCAAGTAATTGGAACCTCCAATATGAGGTAACACATAAAACTGAAGAAAGAGATCAACGATGGGCGAAATCCCGCATTCTTCGAGAGGATGGAGTCGACTGCCTACGAATTTGTGTGCCGCTTCCTCGGAAAGAATGTTGTTTCCTTGATAAACGGAGGAAACAAGGGAGCTGATCCAGTTTCGAGACGATTCGGCCTCGATATCCAAAAGCAGAATTTCCATGATGTTTTTGTCCGACGTCAATCCCAACGCTCGCATCATCACAAATAAGGGAATGGATATGCTCTCCGATGAAGCCAAGAGAGAGAGTGGACCATTTGTCCCGATTTCCACAGTGACTGTCCAAGGATCCCCATCTGCCGCGGTCGAATGCAATGTAAGACGATTCGGTTTTTTCGCGGTAGATTGGGGAAAGGGACCTGAATGGGCGGCCGATACAGAATCGATATACATACCCCGACCTTTTGTCAAAGGGACCATTGTGTTTGGTGCCGCCGTTTCGTGAGCGGGAACCAAATACTCTCGGCCTTTCAGTATAAAGTACGCACCGATATCGTAAGAGCATTCTCCCCATTCTCGTCGAATGGCTCGCGGAATATTATCTAATATGCACTGATGGGATTGGACCATGATGGGGACCGTCATGAAAAATACGTCATGCAGGGTAAAATTTCGAGGGTGTGGGACTCGGGACCGATGTTGCATTCGGTGTCGTCTTCGTCTATTTCCTGCGGCAACTACTGCAGCCTCTCCTTCATTTCCCAGATCGCTTTTGTCGCCGTCGCTTCCTACTCCTCCTCCTCTTCCTGCTCCTCCTGCTCCTCCCTCTCCTCCCTCTCCTTCGGCACGGAACGAATTATCCTCTGGGGGCACATATAGTGTGAAGTCTGCCTCTTGCAAACAAAATGCAGAGGGGTAAGAATCTTCATCCTTCTCATATTCGAATTCCACATCTATATCCATAAAAATATCAACGCAGTAATCCATGTTACGGAGACGTGCTTCGTTGGGAAGCAAATAATGCGGTGGAGCGGTTGCGGAAGATGCCAGCATCGGTTTGCGAAATCTCACCTTGTCGCCATGAAGACCACCCAGCAAAAGAATGCATCGGGAATGAGAGAGTGGAGAAGTCATTATTTCTGGAATATCTGGCTTGACTTTAGCGACCGCAAATTCCCCTCTACGACCGTTCTCTTCTTCACCACGGTCATGATGTTTGCTGGTGTCCACGGATTCCATAAAATCGCCTCCATATTCTTTAAAAAGACGACCGATTTCGTCATATTCTGCAGACTCCGCCGTAGCCGCTTTCTGGTTTTTCCCATCTTCTTCTTTGTCTTCATCTCCCAGAACAATCTCAATACGATTCTCTTCTGCAAAGAAGCGAGCCAAATCTGCTTCCAAAAAGTTATTGTACGATTCTAGATGATGACCCACCAAATGATGGGGTTTTGCCGATAATTTATTTAACACAATCTCTACCATCTTCCGATATTCTAGCTCCATTTCTCTCTTCCCCTCTCCCCTCTCCCTTCTTATTTATCTCCTGATTCTTTTCCTCCCTTTAATGACTTCTTTTAAAAAAATTGGAAAAAAAAAGATGAAAACAAATCTTGAGTTTTCCTTTTTGTTTTGTGGGTTTTAAATACATATTTCTTCTTCATTTTCGTGAAAGCAAATGCACAAATTCGCCAATGATAGAAACAAAGGGGGCGTTTAATTCAAATCGTTGAGCGACAACTCGAGCAATAAACAAATCTCCTGCCCCAACTTCATCAAGTCTCTCCGACAATTCGGCGTCATGAGTACGGGCAACAAACAATACAAAAGGAGTAGAGCCATCTCCTGACGCCCCCGATTTGGCACCTCCCCCTCCTCCTCCTGTCGCTAGTGCACTTACGGCTCGAATTCCAGCCTGTGTGATGTTTGTTGCTCTGCATCGCAATGTCATTCCTTCGTGCGCCGAAAACAATTGGCATTGAAATTTCACATTAAAAATTACGTTGGCTCCTCTCACCAGCCCCGCACTCGCATTCACAATTTCGCAGGAGCCAGGCCGCATAAAACCTCCCACTCCGCATTTGCCCTCGAAATCGAGCCGCAGTCTTTGAAGCAAAGTGACTGGTTTCGTATCAGCAATATTATTATTAAACTCTTCCATCGGCACAGACACCCGTTTGGTTACAAGACTAGGAACAAAAATGTCGTCGTCATCCATTTCTTACTGTCGGTTTGATTGTAAAATAATAATAGGATCAGTCCAACACAAATAAAAACAAATAATGCTTACCAAAACGTTTTGGTTTAATCTTTTATATTTCTTTTTTTTTCCTTCTTCCTCTTCTTGTTCTTCTTCTTCCCCTCCCCTCTTCCCTCGAATCCATAGAAAAGCTTCATTTAAAAAATATTCGTATCCTTTATTTATACGACAAAAGTAAAAGTTTTGTGTAATTTCCCCATTTGTTTTCGAAACTTAAAATGACTTCCATGAATTCCCATCACCAAAGGGGTGGCGGAGGGGATTTTCGGGACGATGATCCTACCATTATCGTGAGTGCAAAGCACACTGTAAGAGAAGCCGTCGAAGATATTGACGCAAAAACAGACCGTTTACAAAAAATGGTCGCCGAACTAGAAACGCAGATTCAGACCGCCAGAGAAGAGGTGGAAAAAATTCGCACTCGAGCCGACCAACATATCACCGTTCAAACCAATAAGGACAAAATTGAGGAAAAGGCAGTTTTCAATGGATTCAAAGAGTTGGAGATCTACTTTGACTTGGTGGACATGGCGGAGATCGAAGAAGACAAACAAACGAGCAAACATAATCTTTTCAAAGCGTCTGAAATGCTCCCTCAATTTTTGAGAGCCAAAAACATTGAAGACTACAAAAAATGGCGCCTTCCAGACGGTTCGTACCATCCCGATGTAAAAGATAAGCGCGTTCTATTGTCGACACAATCAGAATATCCACCCAAAGAAGTTCTTATCAAAATGAAGAGCACTACAGATAAACGTTTAGTAGAGTCTCAATTGCTTGTAGAAGAATTGTTTGATGCGTTTTTAGCCAAAATAGCAACATACAACTCCAATACAAATGTAGTCGATATGACTGTCGGTGACGAAAAACATATGCTTGATCGCCTCCGTATTTTGCGTCACAACATTGAACGGACTCTCGACGTTATCTTTTGGCAAAATGTCATTGTCTTCAACAAAAAGGTTTACTCCATTCAGTCCCGCAAAATACTCTCCTCTGAAGATTTATCGAAACGTCTTCCAGTCGAATGGAAACATTTGTACGATCTCGAAGGCAAGAAGGAATTGTTTGAAAAACAAATCGCCATTCAAGAGAACAAAAAAGAAGATCTAGAGAAGCGAAAAAGAGATGCCGAAGAAGAAAGCTCTTCTCGATCTTCTTCGTCTACGCGCTCCACTTCGAGAGACGACAGTATCGGTAGTGGAATGTCGGGACGGTACGATTTTGGTAGGCATACAGTGACTCCGACTAAGCGAACAACCGAGCGATTTCTCATGGTTGGAGGTGGACCATACGATTATTACGGATATTCCAGCCGCTATCGTGATCCTTATTATCGTGGTTACGACCCATATGATTCATATAGTTCGTACAAAAAACAGCCGCTCCTTTTTTACGTCGACATAGAATTGGTCGTACGAAAACTTCATGATAATATCGACGATTATCGACACACTCTCAAAGAAGAATCCAATGGGATTTTTGCCGTGTATAACTTGTATGAAAAACTCACCAAACCAGACTGTGATACACGCACCCACGAATTTAAAACATTGTTGGGTATTGTGCAACGAAAAATCAAAGAAGATCAGGAGGCAGGTAATGGAATTGTGGTTCGCATGGCAAAAGCTATTCGAAACGCTATTGGTGTCGACGAGTTTAATGGATATGGTAATGAGGCAGAGAGTCTTATCCCTAGAAATTACTTACGAGAATACATTCGCGAGCGAGAAAAAGAGCCTTTGTTCAAGGAAGGTGAAATCATTTATGCGCATGTCATGGGTCGCGAGTCGGGGAAAAAAAGAGCTTTTAAGGTATTGCGGTCCTATACATACACCAGAAGTTATCGCAAAGCTTTGTGGATAAAAGAACGGGAAGAAAGAGACAGGAAAAAAAAGGAAAAAGATGCAGCAGCGAAAGCGGCGAGAAAAAGACGAATAGATAGCCGACGACGAGGAAGAACGAGGATTTTTGACGGCGGTCGTAAAACGCGTCGAAAGAAGTCATCTTACGCAAGAGAAGAAGATCCGTCGCCACCACGCATTCCGAGAAGACTAGGACCAAACAACCCCCGATAACCCATGGCCGATCCCCCCACAAACGATTCCGACGCATTGGCAAATATAGCAGGTATAGGTCCATCCTCGGAAGAAGACTTTTCGTTTACCTTGTCACGATTTCTTTCTATTTTTTCTTTGTATTTTTCTTTCTTTAGCTTTTCCAGGGTCGACATCAAAGTGGAGATATCATCCTCCGTCACCAAGTCATTTGGTTGATCGTTGCGAAACTTGGGCAAAACGCGATGATGATGGGGGATAATGCAATAATCATGATCTTCGTTAAATAAGTACTCCGACAAAATAATAAACGCCCCCGTCAAACACAACGCGGAAAAAACATCTCGAGTACCGATCCAAGCCATCGCGAAGACCAAAATTTCTTTTGTCACCGTCATTTTCATATACTCTTCCATGGACTTGCTAAACTGGATTTGAATGAATTTGGAACCGACGTTCAGCAAGATCATCACGCATCCAGCAAATACTTTGCTATTATTTAAAAACGACATGTGCGAGTTCATGTAGTCGTTGATGTCGTCCAAAATATGAGGATGTTCTCCCTTACCTAATTTGGTCGGAGATGACAATGGTGCTGGGGCTGTGGCCGCGGACGGGGTTACTCCTGGAACGGGGGTCGGCGCAATGGGAGTGACCCATAATTTGGACACTCGTTCCCAATGCCACGCCTTGGGCATACCAAAAAAATATCTCATGTAAGAAAAATTATTGGACGGCGTGGACGAAGGAGACCTACGCCGCTTCCGAGACCCCCGACTACTATTGGTCATGGATCGTTTGGGATTCGGCATGTTGATGATAATTTCTTTTCTGTTTCTAAAAACTTGAGGAAAGTTTCTGTAGTCCTTTTTTTGTTCCTATGTCTATGAAATTGCCAAGAGAAAATACTGCGGATGAAAGAGATGGAATCCGCCACAGAGATACAGTGGCCGCCGTTATGATCGCTGCCGCCAAGAGTCCTCGCCCTGCCCTTACACTCACAAAAAAATATCGGTTGGATGGTGGTGCCGAAAGCTTTCCACAATACCCGCACCACGGCCACCATCCGCGACATCCGCAAGAAATCTCCTTTGCGATCGTCGTTCCTTCCTCGACCTTTTCGTTGGCTTCCGCTTCCGTTCCTGCTTCTATAGCCTCTTGCGAATACTCCGCAAAGTCCCGAAAAATCGCTTCCGATTCAACATGCAGCATAGTGGATTTGTAATATTGATGGAGACAGCGCCCAATGGCATAATCTTCCAAGAACATTCCTTCAATCTGCTTGCGCTCAAACTCCAATAAATACATGATCGCAGTATGCGACAAGAAGTAGAAACGCCCAGAACAATAACTTACAGGTTCGATGCTCAAATTTTTCGGAAGTTCTGGATGTTTCGTGTAATACGAGGAGACATGCTGTTTGCGGACATGAATAATGTTCCCCCCATAATGAAAAGGCATGGATGATTTCTTGGCTGCCAAGAGTGACGATTGTAAATTCCCAAAATAAATGTCGGGGCGAGACAATATACAATTTTGATCGTCATCGGTCTTCCACAAATATTTGAATTGAAACCGTTGCATAATCGCGTAGAAAGCGGCCATGACCTTTCTGGGCAACGAGACATAATCGTCTTCTGTCCGAACAATCAATTTGTTTTCTTTGTCCAAAAATATGTACTCGCGATTTAATGTTGGATCGCCTTCTATATGAAAATAGCGGAGCGATTGTGGCATTTGGCGCAACCAACCCCGTTTTTGTTGCTCGGCTTTGAATCGATATTTTTTACAACTCAAAATAATCAAAATGATTTCTTCGTACTCTTTGAAGAGATGGCGAAACATGGGGACAAGAGAGGAGGAAGAGGAGGACGAGGAGAAGGAGGAAGAGGAGAAGGAAGAGAAGGAGGAAAAACAGGAAAGATGGGTTATTTAATACAATGATCAATCTACTAGGACCTTTAGATTCTTTTTTTCCCTTTTAAACAATTGAATCAACCAAAACATGATTGAATAGTTCGGCTTGTTTTGATGAGCGATTTTACTATACGCATGCACAAGATCAAAGATTGTTGCATGGAAATTAATGTACATCAGGATCATGTATATCCCGAACAATCCACCCCCAAAGCAAACTGTGGCAAATGCCCAAGGGTTACTGGGACCATGAAAATGATATTTTAAATCGTAAATCGGGAGTACTTTGATAACGATATTGATAGCGACAAACAAAACAAGAATATAAGACCGTTTTGCTTTTGTCCATCGCACCAAATCAATAAATTGGAAAATGACGCATACCAGAGCTATGACCAAAAAGAGAAAGGGATTATATGGAATCGCGCCCATGCGGTAAAATATGTACCAGACAAATATCCAAATTGAGAATTCGTTTTGTGGATACGTAGGAAGATTCATCAGTTTCTTGAGGTGTCTCATGACGATAATGTTTTCAATGCCAATGAAAATTCGTTCGATTTCTCTTTCAAACAAGAAAAAATATTTTCGAAAACAAAAACGAAATGATAGAAGAGGAAAAAAGAAAATGTTGAGGGATATACTATCTTCTCCCGATTTCGCCACAGAGATCTTGGAAGTTTTGCAAACCAACTGTCGTGGGGGGGGGGGGGGGCGAAAGAAAACTACTTAAACACGAATAGCATGTAGTATCCATTTACAAGTTCTATGTCTGTCGAAAGAAAAATGCAGCAAGAACTGAAAGATCATTTTATCAATGTAACAAGGGGAAAATCAATGATAACGAAAAAACTGCAATCGTTGGGTGTAGATGCATATGTGCAAGACCCATTTATTCTTCAATTGATGAAGTTCCATCCATCCAAGACAATCAATCCTGACAATATTGAATATTTGGTTATAAAGCCCCGTTTACCATACAAAACATTATCTCTCTATTACAAATATAAAGATAGTGAAATCGTTGATGATGTTTCGTATGTTGCTTGCATAAAGAATTTATTTGGTGTTTTTGAGAAAGAGAAGAGCTTCAAGTCAGATATTAAAGCTGCTTTTCGCAGTGTAGTCCATCATGGTGCAAAATACATGTATTTTGTAGAGCACGCATCGCCTGTAAACGATCAATGGATTGGAAACTGTTCTGAATGTGGAATTTCAACATCCATGTGCGTCGACCATTTTAATATTTCCTACGCGTTAATATTTGACAGGTACATTGAAGAGACGAAGTTAAATCTCATGGAGATTCAAATTTATGAAGCAGAAAATAATGAATTGAGATTATATGACACGGAATTGGCAGACCATTTCAGAACATTCCATGACAATTTGGCACAATTTCGGCTCTTGTGTAAGTCATGCAATAGTAAGTTTGGGTCGTATGGTTACTGCAGTAAATCCTGAATCATATGTAGATAAAAATAAAAATTACACGCGCAACCAATGTTGAGGGAAAAAATCTCGCAAATTATTGGTCGAGGCTAACTCTCTCCCGAAATATTGAAGAGGAGCAACGACAATCTTTTCTTCCGTTTCCCCTTCGCTGGACAAATAAGCTCCCCACCAACTAAAGGTACTATTGGCCATAATATGATGGCGACAATTGCTCATAATTAGCAATTGTTCCCAGTCACTTATACCATGATCTATACATTCAAAATCAACGAATGAAAACTTGCGCATGAGCGGGACTATCCGCTGACGGTAAATTTCTTCGTGGTCGTCGAACTCGCAAAAATAAAGGACTTTCCACGGAAGTTTGTCCCCCGCCTCTTGTGCCTCTTCTGCCTCCTCCTCCTTCTCTTCGTGATTGGTAGCTTGTCGTAGTTTCGCGACGATTGTTTCCATAGCCCGCTCGTAATAATTCAATGGTAACACAGGATGTTTGTTTGGCAAATATTTATAGTCTCCCCAGCGAAAATGCATGCTTATAATGCAATCATTCGCATAAGAAGGATACGTTTCTCGTATATTAAGACGGACCTCGTCCATCCCCAAAATCTCGTGAACTATCGTTGGCAGTTGATTTTCAAAATATTTTGGACTCTGAAAATATCCGTCAAGAACGGCGACAGATGGAAACGTATTCGACGGGACAGGAGCCATCAAAAACGGTAAATAGGGCAAGGGACTATATTGGAATTGTTTTTCTTTGACCAATCGTTTTTGACTTGATCGCAATTGCAAAAGATATTGCGGAGGAACCAGTTTATTCTGTAAGCGAGCAAAGAGAAGCGACGACCAGTACAGAGGTCGATCGGCCCGCGATCGATACACAGATTCTCTTGTGAAAAAAAAAGGGCATTTATTGTTGAGAGCATAGGCTATCGTGGTAAATATCTGGAAAAGTTGATTGCCGAGTCCTCCTTTTAAATAACAAGTTATCATGGATGGAAGGAGGGACGAAAGGAGGGACGAAAGGATGGACGAAAGGAGGAATGGAGGGAAGGACGAAGGGAGGAATGGAGGAAGGAAAAAAGTCAATATAATATATCGTGACTAGATTTGAATCAATACTAATTCCGTCTGCTTTAAACTTTAAAAATTGTCTTCCTCCAAATTTCCCCAATCTTTCTGGGCTAAAGCATCTTCGCTAAAACCACTGTCTTTCTTGGCCAAGGCATATTCACTGACTCGGCTTTCAAAAAAATTGGTCTTTTGTTCCATGGAAATGAGCTCCATAAACGCAAAGGGATTCGCGACGCCAAAAATCTTCGAGCATCCAAGCTGAACGCTCAGTCGGTCGGCAACAAATCGAATATACTGCGTCATCAAAGCGGCATTCATTCCAATAAGTCGACAAGGCAACGCTTCGCACATAAATTCCGTTTCGATTTCGACGGCCTCCGTTATGATTTCGCGCACCGCTTCCTCGCACAGTGGATGACGCAATTTGTTGTAGAGAAGGACTGCAAATTCGGTATGAAGAGCTTCATCTCGCGAAATCAATTCGTTGGAAAAGGTGAGTCCATGCATTAACCCTCTCTTCTTCAGCCAAAAGATGCTTGCAAATGCCCCCGAAAAATGAATGCCTTCAACACACGCAAACGCAACCAACCGAGCAGCAAAAGGCGATTCTTCGTCCGATATCCATTTGCGGGCCCACGCAGCCTTTTTGTTGATGCAAGGGAAATGGTCGAGCGCTGTAAATAGCCGCATCTTTTCTTCGGGATCTTTGATATAGGAATCAATTAGCAAGCTATAAGTCTCCGAATGAATCGTTTCCATCGCCATCTGAAACGTATAAAACGAACGGGCTTCTGCCAACTGAACGTCTTTGTAGAAACGAAGAGCCAAATTTTCGTTCACAATACCGTCGCTTGCGGCGAAAAACGCCAATATCATACTTATGAAATGTCGTTCATCTGAGCTCAACCCCATCCAATCTTTCATGTCATGGGATAAATCGATTTCTTCCGCGCGCCAAAAACAATCCACATGCTTTTTGTACATTTGGTAAATAGCATTGTCTTTGATGGGAAACAAAATAAATCGTTGATCGTCTGCTGATAAAAGAGGTTCTTCTTGTTCCCTAAATTGGTGTTGAGACATACCCGAAAAAGCAATTTGTTTTTTGTTTGTGAAATAAAACTGTGATTTCTGAAAGAATTCGACTCAATAAAGAAAATGTTTTAATTATTCTGTTATGAAAGAAAATTTATGTTTAAGCCTTTTCTTTCTTTTTTTACATGCGTCCGAATTTCATCAACTCCGAGGGAGGAACCAACAAATGGCGATGTGTATCAATTTTGCGGTAACATTTGTTGATCGTGACTTCACTGATCTCACTGACTGATCTAACATCTTTTTTAGAGATAGGCAGTTGTCCCAAGGAGGCAATATAATAGACAATACCTGCGGCTATGCTTTGTGGAGTATTCTCTGGCATGATTGTTTGTTGTTCCATTTTCATCGCCATAAATAAGGCCAACTTGGTCAAATACGAATCCAAGTTTAACTTGCTGCAGTATCTTTCGATAAAGGCCTGGGGAGTCGTGACAGCGAATTGCGTTTTTTCGGGAGCGGTTAAACCCTCTTCCATCCGATTGATAATCATTTGCGCGTTTTTGCATCCTTTGGTGGCGCTTCGTACATCTAGTGCAAATATCTGGGCGATTTCTTTCGTTGATCGGGGAAATTTGTTCATGCGACAACTGATATAAATGGACGCGGCAAGTAGCCCATCCCGATTTTCACCACGAAAGGACATGTCAAAATCAGAAATCTTTTTGTGAATTTTGAGTGCGTCGTCGATGATGACCCTCTTAATTTCAGCCTTTTGCGCCATTTGAATAATGTGCTGAAACGACTCATACTGCGCCTTTTCGCGATAACTGTTAAATTGCCACTCTGAATAACGAATCGTTTTGTGCATTTTGTAAGAGACGCGACCGCGCGAAACGATTTTGCAGCCAAAAGACGATTCTGGAAGAAGATCGTTGATTGGAAGACCGCAGCGAGTGGGGTCTACCGTGTTGGAATCTTCCGCGCCAAAATATCTCCATTCTGCGGTATGATCGACGATATTCGTCATCAAATAACCACATTCCGAGTTTGTACATGCAAGGAAATTATCCTCGCCAAAGGCCAACTCGCTCTTACACAAAGGACAATGATCCCTTTTGGAGGACCCGTGGAGAAATATTACATCTTCGTTTTCATCGGGTTCAATCCTTATTTCTCGTTCCAGTTGCGCCATTTTTTCAAACGAAGAGTCGTGTCTGGATCGTCTTCGTGTTTTGGTATGAGAAGGGATTATTGGCAAATGGCGGAGGGTTGACATTTATTTGCGTTTTGATTTAAAAATGACGGATCGGTAATTTGGGTCGATAGGTAGGGTTAGGGATCAAGAAATTGTATACACATTTTTCGATTCTTTACGTTGTCTTTAAATTTGTTTATCCAACATGGGGGGGGGGATAGCGCGATGGCGGAATAACCATCGAAATGAAACAAACTTTTTTTTTACTCGTCATTATTAAAAGATCGTCCCTTCCCTGTCGCCCATTTGTCGATTGAATCCAACAAATATGTCGGTTGAATCGCGTTTTCCCAAAACAAATAAAATTTGGAACTACTCGAATCCCCGACTGGCTCAACGAAATGCTTATCGGTACCTCGGTCGGTCCGCGATTCTTTACCGAAGCAAGAAGAGGGAGAAAAAATATACTGTGAAAGTACCAGAATCAAACAAGATTGTTCATTTTGGGCAAATGGGTTATGAAGACTTTACCAAACATAAAGACAGAAATCGACGAAAAAATTACTTGACGAGGAGTCGTAAAATTCGTGGGAAATGGGCAACAAACAAATATAGTCCGAACAATCTCGCTCAGCATATATTGTGGTAAGATATTACATTCTTTCTCTGTCTCTCTCTCTTTTCAAACTCTGTCCGAAACATTTCGATAATGAATTCAATATCCCACCGAAAAAAAACCCATCGAAACGATACAACTTTTTTACTCTTGAATAAAATATCATTCATTCTCCATCATTCTCCATTTTAGCAGACTCCCTCCCTCCCTCCTCCTCTCCCCCTTCACCCACCACGTCGGATCATTTTGATGGATGCCGTTATTACGCATCTTGGAAATTCTAGCATGACCTTGAAAGTTGCTTACGGATGCGCCATTTATAATACCTTGTTTTCCTCCATCGTACCTATTCTGGTCCAGAGCTCCCATATGGAGTCCATGCCACTTCTTTTTCTTTTTTCCATCGTTTCTATCGTCGTATCTTTTGGCTATATGTGGTTCATGGAAAAAAAGCAGGACCTAGCTACTATAGCTGCGATCATTTCGAGCAAAGGATCACGACCCAATATTATCTTATTGGGAGTATGTTCTTTTCTTTGCTATTTTCTTCTATTTGAAGGTGTCCAGTACATCGATACAGGCTCCTTCAATGCATTGATTATTTTACAAATTCTGGTGGGCATACGTATTAGTGTCGTCGAAGCCAAACTTCCTATGAATGTCTACGAACTGGTGGGATTTTGTCTCAGCTTAGCAGGAATCGCTACTGTCCTCTACAATTCTTATCGAACCCTACCTCCGTCCAAACAATTGCCCACCCAACAACGTCATTTCTTATATGGCGTTGCCTGCTTGACTCTCTTCGCCTGCTTCTTTGTCTACAATGAACTCGAATATACAAAAGTCATCAAAGAACCCTTTAGTACGATTTTCGTCCAAACCTTTGTCATGTTTGTCATCTCCATGATATCGTTTGCTATCTACAAACTAACAAAACCCAGCGCGTATTTATTAAGTCGTTTCCCTCCATCCCTCCCATCTTTGCTCTATGTTTTAGCAGTTCCTATTTTTATGTCTCAATATTTGCCCGCCCTTTTAGAGTTTATTGAGTACGATTATCTTACGTTTGTCGTCATTGCATTTTTCTTATTCATCCAAGCTTGTTTGGGTTGGACGTTGGACAGCATTTATTTTCATCACCCATTTACGCCACTAAAAGGTGTGGGCTGCGTCCTCCTAGCGGTAGGGACATCTTTAGCTGTCTACGGTTTTCATATCCAAAATGAGAGCGGTTTGATCAAAAAGCATGGAGAAGGAGCCGACGGTTCCCATCCCATCGACTCGTCAGGAAATATGTTTTAAGGACAACAAATTGAAGCGACAAAGATTTTTTACAAATCCAAACTTACAATATTTTTGTCTGATCGAGGCCTCCGCTTGCTTCTCTTGGGAAGTTCGTTATCTCCCCCAAATCCCATTTCTTTCATTTCAGACAAACTAATGGTGCTACTTTCATTCGGATTGCTGGCGGCCGCCCCAGGTGGAGCTCTCTGAATATCAATGGTTCTCGTTTTGAGACCCGACAAAATGTCGCTAATATCAGACGGTCCTTTCATTTCGGGGCGGCTGGAAGGAGCTCCCGAAGACGCGCCAACTGTCCCTCTCCGATTTGATATGGGAGGCGGGACATTGCTGAGATCGTTCGAGTTCGATGTGGATGGGTACATACTGCTCGATCTGCCCATCGACATGGACATTGGCGGCTGCAAGATACTGCTTCCAAAAGGATTGTTGCCTCCTCGATTGGCGGGAGGAGGAGGAGCACCTGGCCCCTGGGTAGCCATGGGAGGCGGTGGGGGACCGAATCCATCCAGACCTCCGCCCAGACCCATGCCTCCCGCTCCTGCTCCTCCACCACCACCCCCACCCCCCATCATATTGCCCATGAATCCAGCGAAATTGGGACTTTTGTCCGTCATCGAATTCACCGCGGCAGTTTGGAATTGTCTCATCAAATCAGGATTCTGACGGAGAATATCATCCATGCCAGGCATCGAACTTTTGAACATGGTGTTGGTCATGTGCACCATCATGGCACTGCCAGCCAATTGAAACATGAGTTTCAGTTCTGGAGCAAGGGTCGCTTTGGACTTGTACTTTTCGTGGAGCTCGCCGAATACATCATCGTAATCGTTGAGATTCTCATTGACCTGCTCACTCCATCCGTCCAATTTGACGTCAAACGGGTCAAAACGACCATTTAAAAATTCGATCCCATTGATCACGGCCATCAACATGTTTCCCTGGAATTTGATGGAATTTGTTTTGGATTTTTCCTCCATGATCATTTCGTATTCGCCTTGCATTTCCATGAGAGGAGAATCCATGTTGTACTTTTTGGTCAGAGACACTCCCTTGGTCTCCAGAGCTTCCAGTTTGCGCAAATACTTGAATTTTTCGCGCAAAAGGTCCTCTTTGCTCATGGGAGGAGTGGCGCTATTCGAGGCGACTACCTTGTCGGGATTCATGGGAATATTATTGAACTTGCCAAAACCGTCCCATGTCGTGGAATCGGCTCCCCCTGCGTCGGCTGCGGATGCCTTCCCTAAAAGAGAAACGTCGTCTCCGCTTCCACCACTACCACCCGTAAGTTTGGAAAAGGTATCCTCACCAAAACTGACGGCGCGGGTAAAAATATTGGACGATTCTCCTCCGCTGCCACCACCACCCCCTCCCCCTCCCAAATCTCCCAAATTGGCTGGGGCAATGTCACTGTCGGGATTGCCGAGACTATTGAGTTCGCGCTCAAGATTGTTCAAATCTTCAATATCAACATCTGCCTTTTTGCTACTTCCTCCACCCCCTCCTCCTGCTCCCCCCGACATGACTTTGTCGTTCATGAGGAGCTCTAGTCCACCCCCGAAAGACGAAAAGGAAGACGAATCCAAATTAAGAGGCGAGATTTCAATAAGGTCGGCGTCCATGATTGGAGGGAGATCTGTGAAAAATAAAACAGTAAGATTCAATAAATGAGATCAAAGGTCTACCAAATGAAATTCTTTTATCCTGTCCAAAAATAATTTTGCTTTAATTAACATTTTGCAACGCGAAAACTAATGATGAATTATACGAATATAATTTCGACACGCCACGCCATATTTTGTTTTTTAAATCTACGAATATTTCAAACCCAAAAACCCCAAAGAATTTAACAATCTATTTCCAGCCCCAGCCCCAGCCCCAGCCCCAGCCCCCTAGCCCCCAACCCCCACCTCCTCATCTCCGTGACAAAATGTCCATTGCCTCCATTCTTTCCAATAATGCCAAATATGCCTATATGGCGCTGAATATTGCTGCGTCTTGCCTGATGCCAGTGTTTGCCAAAATAACGGCGAAAAAATACAATCCGATCAACAATGTCGTTATTTCAGCCGTATGTTTCCTTTTTTTCTCCATCGTCTACCTCTATTTCGAAAATAAGCGTGATCCTCAGTATCTTACCCAATTTCATTTTGACTCATCAAGCAATAATCCAAACTCCAACTTGCTTGATGTCACTCCCGACCTCTGGCAAAACTTGTCAAATCCGCGCATTATTCTATTCTCTATGGCCTCTGGCGTACGGTTTTTTGCAGCGTTCGTCGCAAATTCTTGCTTGCCCATTACCATCAGTATTCCCCTAACGGCTCTCACAACCTACGCCACCTTGTTTTTTTACCATATTTTGGAAAAACATATTGTCACCGATCTTGATCTGATTGCCGTCTCGATCAGTTTTTTCGGTATTATTGTCATGAGTTGGGAGAAAATAAGAGGTCATATGGAGGAACTCGCCAAAGAGAAAAAACTGCACAAAAAGCACAAAGATAATGGAATCGTCAGTTTTGAAGTAGCAATAGCTCTTCTGATTACCGCGATTTTGCTAAACGGTTTGTTGTCGGTCATGAATCACCAAGTCGTGAACATGACCAGTCCAGGGATGGCGATGATCAACGAAAGTGTGGGGGCTTGCTTTCTGACCGTGTTTGCGTGGGCAGTCTATACATATTTTCCAATGGGAAAATGGCCCGAAAACAAACTGCCTTCTGGATTGGATGTGCTAAAAGCCGTCGGGGTGTATTTTTTGTTTGTCATGGCGGGCATTCTCTCCAAATTCAAAGCGCTTTCGATGCTCTCACCTACCGTGGTAAGCACATTGAGCAACACAAACATTATATTCAGTTTGTTGTTGGGATCGATTTTTTTTGGCGAACGTATCACCGTCATGAAAGTGTGTGGTGCGATTATTCTCTTCTTGTCGGTGATTGTTATTTCTTTCCAGGACTCGGTTCATAGTTGGACCTCGATTTTGTATAAATTCGTTACCCAATTTTTCTAAGATAATAAAGTCCCTGCAAAAAGCAATCCGCCAGATCATCTTTTTTGGCAGATGTTTCAAACAACTCCATCCAAGGGCCCCCCTTCTCAAGACGATTCCGACACAACACAATCGATTGCTGTTTTCTTTTGGAATATCCGACGGCTCCTGTTGCAATTTCCGTGGGATGTCCGAGGGACAATTTATTTCGCGAAGAGGCAAAGGAGATGCGAAGAGATGCGGGTCCGCGATCAACAAAATATTGCAAAATCATTCCTTGGACCGTTTTCATTCGGGTAGCGATGGGGGCAATCTGGTTTTCGATGACAACATCCGTCAAAGAACAATCTGTGTCTTTTCCGAATTCCCTATCCAAAACCTCTTTTAATGCTTTCGAAATAGCAATCAGATCCATGGTTTTCGACGTCGAAAGAGATGGTTCCTTTTGTCCCTGACTGTTTCCTACAACTACACGGAAACATTGTGAGTAAATAGTCTTTTCAATCGCGCGGCCCAGGGCCAGTTTGGTCATTTTAGCAATGGGAAGCCCTTCATTCTCCTGGGGAACATGCAAATCAGTTGCTATTTGAATTAGCTCTGCTTTGGTTTGCTTGGCCATGGTGGCTATAGGACGCTTTTCCAATGGCGTTGATGGAATCCTTAAAGGGGTTCCACTACTCTTTTTCGCATGCAAGCCGCACCACGTCAACGTAGTTTCCCCCAAAACGGTTGAGTATTTGCCATCTCGTTTGCATGCTAAGAGACAGCATTTGGGAGTTTCTAATTGGTCTGTTTTTGGGTTCGTGGGATTTCCCCTCCCCGCCGTCAAATCGATAACACACCATTTATGAATGACCGCATCTTTATCCAAGACACAAAGAGCAAGGTTTTGGATGCCGACATCGATACTGAGAATCATTTCTTTTTCTTTTTCTCAACACAAAATAGAAAGAGTGGAGTGGTTTTTTTAAATTACTTTTTTCTTTTGCTTTTTTGTGGCTTTTCCGCACAAAATGCCGATTCCCCTAGATAAGCGCCTCTATGCAGCGGTCAAGCGAGAAGCTGATCAACGCTATGCCAAACCAAGTGCTTATAAATCGGGATATATTGTGCAGACATACAAAAGACGTGGAGGAAAATATGCCAATGATCACAAAACAAGAAATTTAAAGCGATGGTTTGCCGAGAAATGGGGCGACATTGGCCACAAAGGATATCCCGTGTATCGTCCGTTTGTAAAAGTTGATAAAAAGCGGACTCCCTTGACGGCATCGGAAATTAGTCCCACCCAGGCGAAACGGCAGATACACCTCAAGCAAATTATTCGGGGAAATCACAATTTACCGAAATTCAAGGCGAAACGGAGAACAACAAGCAAGAAACGCCCTTAATTCATAGAATTGATCGATGGGGCAACCAATCGGGCCTGCAATTGTTCGCGAGACATGTACGGGTTTTTTAAATCACTATTGCAGTATCCAAACGACGGACGACTCAAATCACTGGTCGTTTTGAATGTAAAAGGGACATTGGAAGTGCTAGTGATGTCGATATTGGGACGAACAGGGAGCCCAAGTGCGGATTGGGCGTCCATGCTATTAAAGCGGACCACTTCGTCTGCATGCGTCTGGAGGTATCGACGATAATCCCAATTGCTATGAATGTTTTCTCGTGCTCGCAAGTTGTCGTTGACTACCGCTTGCGGCTGATAGCTACTGTAGATACGACCATCGGACATGACGGGTGGAAAATCAAAATGAGCATTATGAGACGCGGAATAATTTTGGGACCACATGAGAATATATGCACGGGGGCGGGGCGGGCGGGGCGGGCTGGGAAGGGAGAGTGGGCTTTTTGGAATAAAAAAGAATGAGTCAATGAACCAATAAACTATTTTGATATGACTCAAATATTATAAATGTTTTGTTTTTCCCTTGTCCGCCGCCGCCCAGTTGAGAAAAAAAAAGATATTATTTTCGTCTCGTCATAGAAATTCTTTTTTGATGACGACGATGACTATACCGTGCTGCTTTCTTGATTTTGAAAGAAAGTCTACGTCTTTTTACTTTTGCTCTTTTTTTGTTTTTATGCTTGCGTGAATATCTTCCACCACTTTGGTCTGCTTGGGCTTGTACTTGTGGAGTTTCGACTGATGGAGTTTGGTCTGGTTGGGCTTGTACTTGTGGAGTTTGGTCTGGAGCTTGTACTTGTGGAGCTTGGGTGGTAGCTTGGGTGGTAGCTTGGGCATTAGCTTGGTCTGCAGCTTGGGCTTCTAATCTTTTCTTTAGTAATCTGTCCTTTATTTTCACAAGATCTTCTTTCCATTCTTCAATAAACTTAATATGGAGATCTCTATATTCATAAATTATAGTTGGAATTGTTTCATCTAAAGCACGAATTAGTCTTGTCAAAAGACTGGTACTTCTTTTATACATATCCATTGTTTTAACATAATCTACATATTCAGAATTCAGTAGTTTACGAGGCAATCGATATTCACGGCAAAAACGTATATTTAATAATTGCTCTCGCAATTCTTCTCTACAAAACTTCGTGAAAATGGTTAGAATCCTCGTAAAAGGATTTGGTTCTTTTTCTGTTGCGTTCTTCAATACATAATAATATTCAAAATCTAATAGGATATATCGACAGAAATTTTTATAAATTTCCGCATATGTCTGAAATGGTTTCGGACCAAACATGCCAGAGTTATCTATTTTAGCCGCCAATAATTTGTTATGTAATTTCTCATCACCTCTGCATAGCCTTTCAATAAGTTTTACCGTTATGGGGTGATATATATCTATTGCAATGTCAGCAAATTGATTTTGTTGACGTTTGTCAAAAGGGTTTGGATTTATCTCTTTCTTAGTTTTGAGAAAATATTGGAGATCAACAATATCAAAGAATTTGATTGCAAGATCGTCATTTTCAGCTAATCTATTGATAAATTCATCGTAAATTTGTCCATAATGCTGTAACTTTGCTGATGCTGTATTGAACAAATTTTGAAACTTATCGTAATGCTTCTTATGCAAAATGTTACAAATTTCTTTGGTGATATCGTATTTCTGTTTATCAAAAACACCATATTTACGAAACATTGATTTTTTAAAGACATTGACCGTTGATGATGAGTTTGATACTGGTTGTTGTGATTGTTGTGGTTCTTGTGGTTGTTGTGGTTGTTGTGGTTGTGGTGGTTGTTGTTGCTGAGGTACTTGAACAGATCCCTGATTCGCCGTCAGTTTCGGACGAGACAAAGAAAAAGATTGACCCATCCTCCCTAAAAAAAAATTCAAATGAAAATAAAATTTAGAAATTAGTGAGTTGTTTTATTTGCATGACCGATATTTTTTTTTGATTTGGGATCTGGATTTTGTGTGAAAGAAATGATGACGAAGAATCTACAATTCTACAAAATTCTCAAGAAGAAAAAAAAATCCAAATTACTAATATTGACGGGTCCTAAGCTCCATACTCAAAGCATTTAATCCTCCAGGAACGGAGTGTGCCGCGATGAGTTCTTCCATGAGACGGTCCATATCGTGAGCAGAGGCTTCAAATGTCAGTAATCCTGGCATCATACATGTCGTTTTATGTTTTTTCCAGTGCATTTTTTGGCATTTTCTGGAGCAATAGCTAACCAAATGACATCTTCCACATCGTTTTAAATCGACGGTTTCTGGTACAGCAGGGCACAAAGGAACATTCATACAGCGTTCTTTATGATTTCGCTGAATTTCCTCATTAACAAAGCAAAATCCGTCGTCGCCCACATCATCAATAATTTTCCAAAACTGAAGAGCAACAAGAGTATCGAAAAATATCGTTTTCACCTCCAAAATGTCTCTAGCCATGACGTCGGGATGAGACGCGTAAAATTCTTTGCGCCCTTCCAAGTCACCAACGCTAATGGGATGAATATCCCGATCACCATTTTCCAGCTCTCGTTGTTCGCGACAATCGGTACATTGGCATCGATGAAAGGTAGTGGATCGGCATTCCATGATAAGATGAAGAATGTTCCCAATCTCACTATCGCCGCATTGGGGTTGCGTCGAAACCAGAATACCGCTTCGTAATTTGGTGTAGGACATAATGATAGCGAAAAGGGAAAGACGACTTTGAATCAAGTTTCTGTGCTCTTCTACCGTTATTAGCGCTGCTTTTGCGCGCGATTCTTGAATCATTTCCACCCACTGAGCCCATGATTTGGGAACGGCATCAAAAGGCACGGTTACGCCTTTGAAGCACATATTGAGATGAAACTTTCCGCGTGTCGTCCGAAGTTGTTCGAGATGAAGAAACGTTTCAATATCACTCACCATCTCAACTTGGTCACCAGAAATCATCATCATCTTTCAGAGTCAAAAGAAAAAACAAAAAAAAATCCAAAATTCACCTACCAATGCTTCAAATAATGATTTCGTTCTTTTATTCATCTCTTTGAACATTTCATTTGTTATTTCCATCTCGCTTTTTTTAAATTTCATTGGAATGAGTATACTCTTGGGGATCGGACAATCCTCAACAAAAAAATAGATATAAATACCCTTTTGGATAGAATATACTTAATATTCCCATTTGAGATCCGTTGTTTCTCAACTAATCACTATTTTATTGCCCACGTCAGTGATTTTCCAAAACCTCCATCAATTCTAAATCTTTTGTTGGCTTGAAAGTAAAGATCCCCCCCCCCCTTCCTACTTCTCTTTCTTCCTTCCAGATTCGTCCATTTTCAGAGTAAACAAGTTCAAAACCAAATCGTTTGCGCGCAGTCATTGTATGACCCCAGCAATGCATTATTTGATTGGTCAAGTCGCCATCAGACAATATATAACGGCATTGGAAACAAAATGTTATCTTGAATTTCAACAAAAGGCAGCCAAATTGCTACCCATTCCAAAAAAAGGGGGAAAAGCGAAAATGGAAGAGGTAATGGACCAAGCATTGGCGATTCCGACCATTGAAAATGTCGAAGAAAGCATGCATCGAACAAAATTTTCGGTTGATCATCTGAAAACCTTTGCACGACATTATAATTTGCGTCTCAGCGGAACAAAACATCAATTGTTTGTTCGAGTGTACTCATTTTTGCGTCTGTCGTTTTTCGCGCGAAAAATCCAATCTCTTGTCCGTGGTGTCTTTCAACGCCGCCTGAATCGTCTTCGAGGTCCCGCTTTTCTAAATCGCGCATCGAGTAACAATGAGGCGGACCTTTTCACGGGAGATGAAGTCCAAGATATTCCCACGGCTCAATTCTTCAGCTATCGCGACGAAGACGAAAAAATTTATTCCTTTGATTTTCTTTCTCTATTCAATATCGTGTTTGAAAAGAAACATGGATCCACCATTTTTGGAGGTCGCAATCTCTTGGGGGAATACCGACCTGTCCCCAACCCCAAAAACCCATATAATCGTAGCAAAATTCCCGCCGTTGTGGGAGAGAACATGCGCACGATTGTTCGTCTCAGTAACCTCTTAAAAACTGCTCCAGTGGAGTTCTCTGTCCAAAAGGAAGAATTGACACCCGCCAAATCGTTCTCTTTGCGCGTGCTGGAATTGTTCCAAGGCATCGACTCACTCGGCAATTATTCCGACCCGCAATGGTTTTTGGCCTTGACGCACCCCAGCGTAGCCCGATTTTCGCGTGAGCTTTCCGACATTTGGCATTATCGCCTTCATCTTTCGATTGCGATCAAGCGCCTGATTTGCCCGCCGTTGGGAGATCCGTTTCGAGGGATGTCTACATTGTACGAAAATCAAAGCTATCAGATGACGATGCAGCCCGACGTACTTCGCGAATTTTTGGTCCGTGTCATGGAAGCCATGGTTTTTAGCAGCCAGGACGTAGAGTATCGCAAATTGGGTGCGATGTATGTTTTGTCGGCGTTGACATTGGTATCCTCTCCAGCAGCGTCAGCTCTTCCTTGGCTTCATCAATCTGTGGCGTTGCCATCTCAATTGATGGACTATCAGCCAGCCCATCAGCACCCTATCCAAAACCAGATAGTTGTCGAAGAAGATGCTGTCCCAGATTTGGAATTACAGCCGATGGATGTACCGTTTATGGATTTGACCATGGAGGAGGATGATCCGCCTGCCCCTTTGGCGGGAATAGCCGCTCCGATATCCTTGATTGGCGATGATGAATTTTAGGAAACATGCCTTCATGCTATCCACCTGATCCCCCTCCCTCCCCCCCCCACCACCACCACCACCACCTCCACCACCACCACCACCACCCCCACCACCAAACATACATTCC